AAGGGAGCCGCACTCTTTTGGCAGAACTATCTTCTCCGGCAATGCGCTGAGGCTGTGAAGGTCAAGGTAGCCGGTAATCTTTTCAGGCAGAACTATCTTCTCCGGCAATGCGCTGAGTCTGCTAAGGTAAAGGGAGCCGCACTCTTTTGGCAGAACTATCTTCTCCGGCAATGCGCTGAGGCTGTGAAGGTAAAGGGAGCCGGGATATATTCCTTTATTCTCTTCCATAACCCAATTAAAGAAGCTAACAAAGGTAGGAAAACGATTGAGGAAAGCAGTCTTATATTCTATCGGGTCAACCCTGTCATCCTCGGTTAACCTTAATTCCACTTCTCCCTCTGGTGTGTAATGTCCCTCGCGCCAAGTTTTCGGATTGAGTTCAAAATGTTTTTCTGTGTCCCCGTGAGAACCTAAATCATAAGCCTTGACTTCGCCGGTTGCTGGGTTGTGTAGGAAACTCGCCATTTCGCACATCTTAAGCCTCCTTGTTTTTGAATACCCTCAACACTCTCGTTGAGGATTTAGTTAAATATTTGTCGTATAGCCCCACTTCTTTTAGGGCGTCGTAATTAAGACGGAAAGTTTCTTGCGATAACCACTTTACAAGATATTCTTTAGTCTTTATACCTTGGCTATCGCCTATTACCTGTTTTAATTTCGCCTCAAATTCGTCCTTATGGCGTTCCATATTCTTAATGTCAATTTTTATTTTCTGCAACGCAGCAATCATATCGTTCATTTCCTCGATTGCCTGTAATTGCTCGTTAGATTTTGGAAATATCTCTAATAGAGTCTCATTATCATCCCCGCAGGCCATAGGTGGCGTTTTATTCTCTACCATATCCCAGAAATTCTGGGCCACTTCAGTCATTTTGCCAAATAACTCTTGGTCTGCCTCTATTTTTTTATAGAGAAATCTGTTGCCCCCTATCAAGACAGCGATATAACCTATCTTGCGACCCGTAATCATTAACTGCCAGGAAACCTGTAAGATATACTCAATAGGGATTTCCTCTTTCTCCCATTCCTTTGCTTTCCAACCAGAAACATTCTTACATTCTACTAATTCATTTGTGCCGGTAATAAGGCGATCAACCTGGCAAGCCATAAAGGGGTATTTCTTATGAATATATCTTTGCGGGGCGCGCCTTACTTTCAGACCAGTCTTTCGTTCAAACTTTTTGGCGATAAAATCTTCCAACTCTGAACCTAACTGCACATATTCGTTATTTGATAAATCTTCTTCTGGTATCTGACCGGATTTTTCTGCCCACAATCTTAATGGTGTCTTATATCTTGATAAGCCCATAGCCGCCGCTATATCTGAACCCCCAAGAAATTTAGTCCTATCCATATTCTCTCCTTATATAAAGCAAAACTGGTTATTTCTTTGTATTAACACCTCTGGCTGCCTTTCTAGGTGCCACTCAAAGGTATGTTTGCAGTTTGCCCGCTTGCGACAAATGATAATATAACCTTGCTCCCGTAGTCCGCGTAACCTCTGGGACCAAGAATAATGTCCTTCTTCCCCTGGCGGAAATAAAGCCTCAAACTCCGGGGCGGATACCCAATATTGGCTCTTTAGTTTTACTAATACCTTATTTTGCACGGACATTTTTTCGTTTCTCCCATTCTTCGTTAGTTATAAAACTTGGTTACATTATAAACCCAGTTCTTATTAAGGCAATACTCCGATTTAATCGTTGTCGGGCAATAGCGTGAACCCAGGAAAGAAATAAAATCCTTATATTTATCCTGCTTGGCAAATCTTTTAAGATTATTACGAATTGTATTAATGCAAATCTTACGCGCCCATTGTTCTTTAGTTAGGTTTTTATCAGTTCTATTTTCGTAGCGCAAAGATTTTATACCATAAGGATACTTGACACTATTCTCGGCTTTATAAATTGCGTCGGCTAACTTTTCCACATTAATAACTTCACTTGCAAAAGCGAAAGAAAAAGCAATGCAAGAAAAAATTATCGCAAATAAAAGCGCCGCCATATTCCCAGGTGTGCAATCGGTAAGGATAGCACGAGAATAGAGGGCGGCATTTTCTCCGTCGTGGTTTTTTATTTTTAGGCTATCTTTTTTATTTAACATTGCTATCCTTACCTTTCATTTATCACTATAACATAAATTTTTAATTTGTCAAGCATTATTTTTAAATACAACTACTACACTTGGGAAAGGTGCGGAGTTTTTACTATCCCCAAACTTTAACCTGCCCTTAATAAATCTTATTTCATCAGCTTTCATAATATACTCGTGCCAAAATTTTGTGTCTGTCCTACTTGGGATAAGAAGAACACAGACTGCCCCCCCCCTGTGCTACCTCGTAGGCTTTTTTGATCCATTTGCTGATTTCTTTCCCATAAGGCGGGTTAATAAAGTTTCTTTTCCCCCAAGATATATTTAATCCATCTTGGTTACTATGCAGAGGGCAAGGATCGAAGTCAAAATTAAATTCTTTGTTCAATTCCTCATAAAGCCATTTCGGAGTAGCCCAATGAGGAGATAAACTTGTCATTAAACCTTTAAACTTTTGCATTGTTACTCATCCTCTCGCTCCTTGTGGGTTAAATAATTCCGGTTGTATATTCCTTTGGCTTTCTTTGAGAATGTGTAGTCCGAGTTCAGGTTCTACACAGTTGTTTAATACTTGTTTTTCAAATCTCGTTTCTAAATTGTGTTTGGATAAATCAAAACCAGTTCTTTCTTTGCGCAATCCGAAATTTTTGTCGTTTTTCCCCACTCTCCTTATTCCTCGTGTTGTATTTCTAAACGGAGTAAACCAAAAATTAGTCCAGAAAAAATGATTGTTACTTTCAATCGGATTAAACATTGGCTCATAATAAGTTATTACATTTTCTACACAAAATTTACCCTTAAACCAATGCTTTAATAAAATAATCTCCTGCCATAACGCCATATCTGGATAACGGGGGGGGAATCCCTGCGCAACATTTAAATTGTTAAACCTACTATGACTCGGACACGGTGGACTGCTCCATATAAAATCAAACTCCTTAAAATGTTCCAATAAATACGGGTGTGCGTCAGTCACTATTACCTTGTCGTTGGGGAAGAAGTCTTGATATATCTTGGTAATCTTTGGGTCAAGTTCAACAGCAGTAATATCTAAGTCAAGTCCTGTGTGTTCTTTATCCCAAAACTTTCTATTGCCACCAATCCCTGCATACAAATTTAATACTCTCATCTCCCCATCCCCTCGTCAATTTCGTGTTCAGTATATCCATCAGCCAATAACTGATTTTTTATGTCAATATTGCTTATCTTTGAGGCGCGCATACTCAATACCCTGATTTTTGCCGGTGTCCGACCCGAAGGTTTATATTGTGATTCTTCTCGTTTCTCCCAGGTTCTGACTGCGGCTCGCCAGTCTTTCATCCTGTTTTTACCTATCATCCAGCCTTTTGCTTCGTAATGGTCAAACCACTTGTGCGGGTCTATACCATTATTCCTTTCTTGACAATATTTAATAATATTATCGATCTTTGGAGGAATATCATTACCTGTTTGGGTAATGTGTATAGTATTATCTTTTGTATTAGTGTCTTTAATTTCTTTTGTATCTGCCTGTTTAGGCAGTAGTTTATTACCTGTTTGGGCAGTAGTAATTACCTGTTTAGGTAATATTACCTGTTTAGGTAATGATTTCCATTGTTCATAATTCTTTTGAAATGAATATTTTACACAATAACCATTACCTATTTGGGTAATAATGTGTTTAGAAAGCAGTTTTTTTAATCCCCTGCAAATATGCGGGATCGCTATATTTGTTTCGGTTTTGAATTGAGACAAAGCAATTTTATCTTCCTTTTTCCCCCAGCCATAAGTTTTACGGAAGATAATCCATAAGATTCGGCTTTCATAAGGCGATAGGTTTATCCGGCTTAATGCTTGCGCTATTTCGTTTGCCACAGGGATAAAACCGTTTTCTTTTTGTGGGTTAGCCATTATTTAATTATTTCTTTTTCCCAAAAAAATATATCCTGCCCAGGCGAACGGAGTTCTTTAATTGTCTTTCGGAGGCAAACCCGGGCAGGATAAAAAAAGCGACGTTTTTATCTTCTCGTCGCTGATTTGTTTTATTTTCTCCATTCTTTACTCCTCCGAATTGGTTATTTATAATTATAAAACTTTTTTTTGATTTGTCAAGAAATTTTTTACTCTCCTTGACAAAACACCTAGAATCAGTATACTTGTATTGAAGATTGGAATAGAATATAAAAAGAGCCGCAATCCTCTGGGAGATTGTGGTTAATTATTATTTATAAATTATGTATAACGCGCAAAAAGGCAATAAAAGTATCAAAGAATTAGTAGTCAATAATTGCTGGCAATATCTTTATAATAATTTTCATAAGTTTAATCAAACCAACAAAATAAAGATAGCTCTTGAGCTTGCAAAGAAAGATTTACCTACCCAATTACAAGGCGAATTAAAGATTACGGAAATGCCTACCGCTAAAATCGGCGGAAGGATAGATCAACTGCTGCCATTGGAGCTGAACATTGGAGAACCTACTCTTAGAGCTTCCGGAAATCCTAGTAATGCCGGAGAAGCTCCTACCAGTCTTAACTGATATAAATAAATACCGCTACTTTTTAATTGAAGGCGGTCGTGGCGGCGCGAAGTCCCAATCAGTAGGCAGGATTGTTTTATATATCGGCGAAAAGCGCCACGCCCGGATTGTCTGCGGTAGGGAAACACAAGTCAATATCTCTGAAAGCGTCTATTCTTTGCTTACCGACTTAATCAATTCTTACCATCTCAATTATGATATACAAGCTACGAAACTTATCCATCGTAAGTCAGAAACTACTCTTAACTTTAGGGGATTCAGAGAACAAGGCGCTTTCAATATTCAAGGGATGGAAGGTATAGATGTCCTATGGATTGATGAAGCGCAGGCTATTACCAAGCAAACCCTTGATGTCTTAATCCCTACCATACGAAAAGATACTGCTAAAATATTTTTTACTATGAACCGCCATCTATCCAATGATCCTGTTTTTGAATTCTGTCAGGGAAGGAAAGATTGCCTGCATATTTATATTACTTATCTTGAAAACCAATTTTGCACGCAGGCCTTGAAAACTGAAGCAGAGGAATGCCATAAGAAAAGCGAGAAAGACTATAATCATATTTGGCTTGGCGAACCACTAGAGCAAGCAGAGGACGCGCTTTTTAGTTATGAAGAATTAATAAATACGAAAGCTAATATTTATCCTCTACGCGAAAACTATGGCTATAAGATTGCTGGTTTTGACATTGCCCGTTATGGTGATGATAAATGTGCTTGTGTGAGTATAAGGCAGAATGGCGCACTGCATTGGGAAATTGTATTTGTTGACCAATGGGAACATAAAGATTTAAATTATACCACAGGCAGGATATTGACAACCGTAAATGAACAGAATATCAATAAATCAATAATTGATGAAGACGGAATAGGCGCTGGCCCACTTGATACTTTAAATAAAGGCAGAGGTTTACAGAACTTTGTCGGCTTCAAAAATCCTTCTATCTCTTATGAACATAATAAATTCTTCGGTAATAACCGCACCGCTAATGCTTATAAGCTAAAAGATTTAGTAATGAAAGGGCATATTATCATTACCGACGAGGGTTTAATCAAGGAATTATGCACACTTAAATATACTTTTGACAATAATCAGCGCAGAGTATTGGTTTCAAAAGAGAAAATGAGGGCTGATGGCATACCAAGCCCCAATCTTGCGGATGCTTTGATTATGGCGGTATCATTGATTGGGGAAATCAAATATGCTCAAGAACATCAATTCCAAACTCATCCAAAATATTCCAAAGAAGATAATTTACTTAATTTAGCAGGGGTAAGATGAGGATATTGACTAAAGACGGATATATTGCGCAAGTAGGATTAATTTTTGAATTGACTGATGAGCAACTGATAGTAATCCAGGGTAATCCGCAATTCTATTTAGAACAAACTTTTTTAAAGACTTGTTATGAAGCAAAAGGAAATAACGCTCATTTGTTCCATTTAGGCGTAGATAACAGGATGTTTAACGATCCTATGGAAATATTAAGAAAGTTTGAGATGTTGCAGGATGAATATAAATCTGTTTCGTGGTGGAACAGGGAGGAAAATAAGTTTTTCATAAAAAGGAGAGAATTATGTCACAAGTTATAGCTGCAGCAGTAGCGCATCCATTTATAGCCGCAGGAATAGCCGCCGCCGCCGCAGGGACAGCGACTACAATGGCAAGCGCTATGGATACCGATATTCCAGAGGTTTCTTCAATTTCAACAGTTCAGGACACTATTTCTAAATCAAAAGAACAAGCCACGCTTGCTGCACAGCAAAGGCGGAAAGCGTCAAGGCGATCGCGATCAATCTTTACTTCTCCTTTAGGCATTCCCGAAGAAGCGTCAACGATCAGGAAAACATTATTAGGGCAATAAGATATGAAGCACGCGATTATTTCCAGCAAGCCATATAAAGCGTGGTGCAAGGAAAGGGGGATTGATTTTTATTCTTATATCCAGCAATTTCCCCTTGTGTACGCTAAATTAGGTTATGCAAGAATACCAATAGTTGATAAACCAAAAATTAAGTTAACGCTATGGGGGAAGATTAAAAACTTCTTTAAATACTAATGCCTACTGTCCAAGAATTAGCAAGAATGCCCCAACACGATAACGCTTTAGGAAAAACTAAGGCGCAGGATAAGATTGACCGCTTCAAGCAATTAATCGGCGAGCGTTCTAATTTTGAGAATTACTGGCAGATACTCCACGACTATTTTTATATTGAAGCAGAGAATTTTTCAAAGGCATACGCGGCAGGCGCAGAGTTAGATGCTACTTATTTATGGGACGCAACCACTCTTGAGGCTGCTGATGTATTAGCTAGCGGCTTTATGAATTATCTTACCCCGCCGACTTCCAAGTGGTTTAAATTGAGACCCAAGAGCAAGGAATTTTTAGAGAATAAAGCAGTTGCTGACTTCCTAGAAAATGTAGCCGCAGAGGTTTATTATACACTCAATAGATGTAATTTCTATGACCAGAGTTTTCCGGCGTTTAAATCAAGCGGCGTATATGGAACTTCATTATTGCTCGAGGAAGATGATTATGATGACGGCGCAAGGTTCTTTAATCTACCGTTAAAACAGGTCGTGGTTGTTGAGGACGCCAAAGGTCGCGTCATTGAATATTATATTGAGTTTGAATATACGGCATTACAAGCCGCTACACGTTGGGGTAAGGATAATTTGAGTGAAGCCTTAAAACAGGAACTTGACGCTAAGGTAGGACAGGATAAGAAACATAAATTTTTATTGTTTATCGGAAAGCGCTTTCACAGGGATATCAAAAGCGAGACAAAGAATAACTTGCCTATTGAGGCAATATGGATCGATGTTGAGGGCAGGACTACTATTGAAGAAACTGGATATTATGAGTTTCCTGCTATGTGCCATAGATTTGATAAACGCCCATTTATTCCCTGGGGCTTTTCTCCTGCAATGAAGGCATTGCCGTTTGCGAGGTTATTGAACGCGGTCGCCAAAACTAACCTTCGGGCTATGATGAAGAGGACTGATCCACCAATAGCTTTGCCGGATAATGCCTTTATTATGCCATTTAACGCCAATCCAAGAGCTGTTAATTATTATAAACGGACAGTTATGGAAGGTGGCGCAAAAGATATATTCGCATTTGCTAATTACGGCGATCCTGCTTTCGGCACGCAATCGGTTGAGTATTATTCACAAAAAGTCAAGAGCCTAATGTTTAATGATATATTCTTGGCTTTTGAAGGTTTAACTAAACAGATGCAGAATCCGGAAGTCTATGAGCGCATAAACGAAAAGATGACTCTTTTGGGCCCGGCAGTAGGCAGGTGGACTGCGGAAGTAAGCAATCCTATTGTTATACGGACAATCGGAATACTTATGAGACAAGGAAGATTGCCGCCTATACCTGATGAAATCTTGATGAATAATGATCCATTTCTCTATGAGATTGATTATGTTTCCCAATTAGCGCAGGCACAGAGGAGAAGCGAACTTAACTCTTTAGTTACCGCGCTCACTATGACAGGGCAAATGGCTAACTTCTCACCTGAAATCTTGGATGGTGTTGACCCGGATAAGACAAGAACAGAAGTTTGGGGCATAACTGGCGCTCCTGTAAAAGTATTAAGAAGCGATGATGAGATACAGAAAATCAGGGAAGCGCGCGGCCAAGCCCAGGCAAAGGCGCAGGAATTAGCTATAATAACAGAAGGGGCAAAGGCAGCGCAATCAGCCGCCGCCGCCGATAAATTAATTGCCGAAGCCACAGCAACAGGAAGGAAAACACTTGAGTAATATAAACCTTACCAATCTGAATTATGTAAAAGATTTACAGGCTAACCTACGAATTTGTTTTGATAGTCCGCAAGGCAAAGAAGTTATGCGATTTTTAGAACAATCCTGCGGGTGGTATGAAAGTATCTTTGATGTAGTCAATAGGGATATTGTGTTGCTTAATGCCGGTAAACGCGAAGTCTTGGCCACTATAAAGACTTTATTAGAATTATCGCCGGAGCAAATAGTTGCTTTGGCAAAGGAAAAAGAAAATGCCTGAAGGCGCGCGTGTTCATAATTTGTATGAGAAGTTATTGAAAAAAGGTTATTCAAAATCAAGTGCGGCGAAGATTGCGCAACACCAGACTGGACAAGCACTCGCAACAGGAAAGCCGCCTAAACATAAATCGGAGTAATGGACAACTAACCCGTTAAACGGGCAATTAGCCCAAAGGAGAATAAAAATGGAAATACCTTTTATTGAAAGTGTTGCAGAAGCACAAAGACCAGCAATAGAAACATTTGTTACTAATACTGGAGCAACAGAGCAGGATTTAGCAGGGTTTACTACTTTTGACGAATTTCTGTCAGGATATAAACCTAAAATGCCAGTTGCACCTGCATTTTCAGGAAGTTGGAAGAAAGGTTTGCCCGCTGATTATGTGAATAGCCCGACAATGCAGAAATTTACAGATGACCCAGATGGATTGTTAAAAGCGATTGAGAGCCATCTGAACCTTGAGAAATTACTTGGACACACAAAAGTTCCATTGCCGAAAGACGAAAATGATTTAGCGGGGATTGCTATATTCAATAAGGCACTAGGCGTGCCTGACAAACCAGAAGGATATAACCTGAAAGACCCAACAATCCCTGAAAGTATGAAGGCTTTGACCTTTGATAAAAAGATTTTTCAAGAGACGATACATAAATTCGGGCTTACGCCGAAGCAAGCTGCAGGATTATGGCAGGCTTATACTGAAATGTCTATGGGCGCATACAATAAGTATGTTACCGATAACAATAATCAATTAGCGCAATTAGTCAATGGATTACGCCAAGAGTGGGGAGACGCTTACGACACCAATGTAGAATTGGGTCAGGCGGTAATCAATAAGTTTTCTAATGACCAAGATATGAACGATTGGATAACCGCTACAATTCTTAAAGATCCAAGAGGAGCGAAGTTTTTGGCAAAGATTGGCGGACAATTCGCAGAAAATAGGATTGGCGAATTTAAGTATCAAAGATTTGCATTAACACCTGAACAAGCACAGCAAGAGATTGATAAGATTATGAACGACCCGAACCATCCTTACTTAAATCCGAAAGCAACTAATGAGGAACACGATAGAGCTGTTCAATATGTCAACACTTTACAATCTGTTGTAAACAAAGGAAAATCATAATGCCTACTGGTGTATATATCAGGACAGAAGAACATAAACAAAATTGGTTTAAGAAAGGACATAGTTCTTTAGCGAGTAAGGAGAGTTATATAAATCGTGGTAAGAATATATCTCTTGCGTTACTTGGAAGAAAACTATCAGAAGAATCAAGATTAAAAATGCGTTTAACTAAACTCGGGAAAAAACAATCTCCTGAACTTATAGCTAAACGCATTAAAAGTGGGATATTCCATCCGAGATGGAAAGGTGGTTCAAGAGAATTTTATTCTTCTGCAGCAAGAGCAATATACTATGAAAACAATCTTATAGTAATATGTTCAATATGTGGTTCTGATAAAAATATTCATATACACCATAGAGATTTAGATTGGAAAAATAATCGGATAAATAATCTAAATCCTTTATGTATAAGTTGTCATACAAAGTTTCATGAAAAGTTAAGGCAAAGTAAAGCAATAAAGCAAGATAAGGCGACAGAAGCCCCGAGCTTTATTATTTGATTGGCGGACAAGACTATATGTCCCCGCAAATAATATTGCGAAAGAGACGACCCTCTTTTAGAGGACAATCAACTCATAAGCAAAGGTTGAGAGTTTTCTAATAAGAGGGTTTTTCTTTAAGAAAGGGGAAACAAAATGGCTGACACCCAATCACAAATATACGCGCAAGTGTATGGCCGGAATATTATGCAGTTGGCGCAGCAGAAATATTCCAAACTCATAAATTATGTCTTTATGAGGCCTAACGTCCAGGGAAAGACTTTTTTCCAGGATAGGATAGGTGAATGGTCAATGTCCGTAAAGGGCGGTAGAAATGTCGCTACTCCGAACAATGATCCGACATTAAGCAGGCGTATGGGAACGCTTGTTGATTATCACGATGCAAGGCTTCTGGATAGAGGCGATGAGTTACGCACCATATCCGACCCAAGAAGCGCTTACACGATTGCCGCCGCTTCCTCTTTAGGCAGAAAGATAGATGATGTTATTCTGTCTGCGGCTGTCGGGACTGCGTATTACGGAGAGACAGGTTCATCCTCCATTACGCATTCCAATACAGTTTCAATCGCTACTAAAGGTTATATCACTTTAGCAAACTTGGCGAGTATCAAATATGCGTTTGATAATGCCAATGTTGAGGAAGAAGACAGGATTTTGGTCATTACTCCTCTCTCATTATCAAATCTGTTACAAGTAACACAAGTATCATCCGCGGACTACGCGGCAGTAAAAGCCCTTGTTAGAGGCGATATTGATACCTTTATGGGCTTTAAGTTTGTTACTTCAACTCGTATTGCTTCTATTACCGGCGGCAATAGGGACGCGGCTACTTATAGTTGCATAGCGTTCCAGAAATTTGGTATTTGCCTCGCTATGTCTGCTTCTCCTTTAGTAAGGACTGACGAGAGAAATGATTTATCTTACTCTTGGCAACTTTACTATGAACTGAATATTGGCGGAGTAAGACTTGAAGAAGCAAGAGTAGTGTCAGGAGAAACCTGATAGTAACGGGTATATCCCTGTGGGGTGCGCATACATAAAACGCGCATAAATCCGGTATAGCCGGAGAAAGGATAAAAAATGGCAAGTTTATATGCTGACAATGTAACAAAGGTTAGAGCTGGCGGTTCAGGAGACAACTACGTATCCGACGGTTATATTAAGACAGTTGAGAAGGTATGGATAGATACTTATACGGTATCTGCTGCTATAGCGACCACTTCTTCCCTTTGTATCGGAAAAGTTCCGAAAGGGAAGAAATTAACGGATGTTATCGTGTATTTGCCGGTATTAAGTGCGGCGGCCACGACTTCAACCATTTATCTTGATACAGCAGCCACGACTTCTGTTACGCCCTGGGGTGGTGCTTTACAACCATTAGGAACTGGTTCGTATGCTGTCGCAACAGCCACAATATCAACGGTAAGATTAGGACACACTAAAGCATTCGCCGAAATGCCGGATGATGTTGAGTTGTTTATTATGATTGACCCTGCTATCACGGTTACGGCAGGAACAATCAAATCTATCATTAAATATACTTAATGATTGGATAGTCTTGGGCGGGGGGAGAAATCTTCCCGCCCTTGATTAAAGGAGTTATCTATGGCAGTATCAAAAACTTCTCTTGTCAATAAAGCTCTTACAATAGTAGGAGCGACACCTATTACCAATATTACCGACGATACAAACAACGCCCGTGTGGTAAATCGTGTCTATGAAATATCATTAAAAAGCATTCTCGGCGAATGTAAATGGAATTTTGCCACTTTACGTGCATTACTTGTATCTTCCGCGACTACTATGAGTTGGTATCACGATGACGAAGATACCGTCTATGTCCGTCCTTCTACTTGTATCCGCATATTTGGAACTAATGATGATAACGCGGTATGGCGCGAGGAAGGGGATTATATCATATCCGATACTATCGGTCTTGGCATAAAATATACATATTATCTTGATGATCCTTCAAAATATCCATCATCATTCCTCGAGGCATTTATAGATAAACTCTGTTCGGATATAGGATATATGATTATAAATAATCCTACTATGGCTGGGGCTTTTCTTGAAAAATATAATAAAGTATCACTACCGAAAGCAATGGCGGAAAATGCCCAGATAGGCACTCACCAATATTTAAAAGACGATAGTTGGGTGAATGCTAAATCAGAGGACGAAAATCTTGACGCTTAATGGCAAAAGTTGATGTTATAAAAACTTCCTTTAGTGGTGGAGAATTTGGGCCTTCTTTATTCGGTAGGATTGATATAGCCCAATACGCCAACGCTTGCGAAACAATAGAGAATTGGTTACTTCGTCCTTATGGTTCTGCAATTTCTACGCCTGGCACAAGGTATGTCACAGAAGTAAAAGATAGCACTAAAGAAACCCGCCTTATTAAATTTATATTCAATCAATCTGACGCTTATGTAATAGAAATGGGTGAATATTATTTCCGTTTCTTTACTAATGGCGGGGCAGTTGTTACAAGTGGAACAACGCCTTATGAGGTAGCACACATATACGACGAAGATGAGATTTGGGATGTCCAATTTACCCAATTAAATGATATTATTTGGCTTACTCATCCCGACCATCCGCCCCAGAAGTTAACAAGGATTGCCGCCGCTAATTGGACTATCGCTGAATATACTATACTTGGCGGTCCATTTCTGGATGACAATACTGACGAAACTATAACCCTCAATGCTTCTG